TTTGTACGCGTGTGGTTTTTATCCTCATATAAATACTTGTTATGCATCACCAGGAGGTTCTGGTGGTGGAGGTTCTGCTGGAGGTGGAGCTCCTGGAAGTCCACCAGCTATTGGTTTTGGTGGTAGTGTAACAGGAGGAACAGGAAACGCAGGATGTTTTAGTCCACCAGAGGGAAATAATGGTGGAACAGGACAACCTGGACCTGCAGGTGGAGGAGCTGGAGGTGGTGGAGCTTCTGCTGTAGGAGGTAATGCTGGTCCTGGACCTACAGGAAATGAAGGTGGTGATGGTGGTAATGGTTCATCAGCTTGGCCTGGAGATTGTACTGTAAGAGCCGGAGGTGGTGGCGGCGGAGGTGGTGGACCTAGAACTCCAGCACCAAGTAGTGGTGGAATTCACGGAAATGGTGGAACAGGTGGTGGTGGAAATGGAGCTTCTAGAGGCCCAGCAGAGCCCCCTGGAACAGGTCCTGCTCAATCAGGTACAGCTAACACTGGCGGCGGCGGTGGTGGCGGTGGTGGAGACTTTGGTCCTGCAACTGGTGGTTCTGGAGTTGTATTAGTTAAAATACCTGCAGCGGCAGTTGTTTGTGTTTCACCTTGTACAAATACAGTAAGTCCAGCGCCTTGTGGAGCACAAATGGCTACATTTACGGTAACAGGGACATTAACAATAAGTGGATAGGTTTAATATTAAGGAAAAAATAAAATGGCACATTTCGCAGAACTAAAATCAAAAGTAGATCCAACAGGTTTTACCACTGATACACATTTAATTGTAGAAAGAGTTGTTGTAGTAGGAAACGATATAACAACAGCAGCAGGATTGTTAGGTGATAATGATATGCATGTTGATGGAGAAACTTGGTGCACTAACTTTTTTAAAGGAGGAATTTGGAAACAAACTTCTTATAATAATAATTTTAGAAAAAGATTTGCAGGAACTGGAAGTGTTTATGATCCTGTAAAAGATAAATTTTTATTACCACAACCTTATGCATCTTGGTTATTAGATTCTAATGATGATTGGAAAGCACCTATTGCTTCTCCAACAATCACGGACGATGGAGCTGATCCAATAGTTTGGAGATATTTCATTAGATGGAATGATACAAAGTATCAAACAGATAATACAAAAGGTTGGGAAGCTATTAAATCAAATGACGCTTCGGAAACACCAACAATATATGATTGGAATGGTACAGCTTGGATAGCTGAGTAAATACTATTTACAAATATTGTATATTTGTTATATACTAAAGATAAAGCAAGAAATTAAAAATGAATCTTTTAAATTATTATTGGTATTTTCAATCAGTTATTCCTGAAAGAATTTGTGATGAAATTGTAAAATATGGTCATCAAATGCAAGATGAACTAGCCCTGACAGGCAATTTTGGTAAAAAAAAATTAAACCAAAAACAAATTAAAGATTTAAAAAAGAAAAGAAATTCAAATATTGTTTGGATGAATGATCGTTGGATTTATAAAGAAATACAACCTTATGTTCATCAAGCAAATGCAAACGCTGGTTGGAATTTTAATTGGGATTGGTCAGAGTCTTGTCAATTTACAAAATATAAAAAAGGACAATATTATGATTGGCATTGTGATAGTTGGAATAAACCTTATTTTAAACAAGACAATCCACAAGATCCAACAAATGGTAAAATTAGAAAATTATCAGTGACCGTTACTTTATCAGATCCTAAAGACTACAAAGGTGGTGAATTAGAATTTGATTTTAGAAATTTAGATCCTGATAAAAAAGCTAATGTTGTTAAATGTAAAGAGATATTACCTAAAGGATCTTTAGTTGTATTTCCTTCATTTGTATGGCATAGAGTATGTCCAGTAAAAAGTGGTGAACGAAATAGTTTAGTAATATGGAACTTAGGATATCCATTTAGATAGGAGAAATATGAAAAAGAAAAAAGCAAAAGCTAAAAAACAAAAAGTAAAAAATATAATTGAAGAAGGTTATCCAAAACAATTAGCAAGAGAACAATATTTTGCTTGCCCAATTTGGTATGCAGATCAAGAAAAATATGTAGATAGTTTAAATAAAGCATCAGATCCTTATATTCAAAAATCTAAAAAAATTTTAAAGCCAGCTATTGATGAAAGAAATAAAAAGTTTGGTAACAAAGGTGATATGGGTCACGTTTTTCATTCAACATCTTTAATTGGTGATCCTAAATTTTTAGAGTTACAAAATTATGTAGGAGCAACATCTCATAATTTATTAGTAGAAATGGGTTTTGATTTAACTAATTATCAAGTCTTTATAACTGAAATGTGGGTACAAGAGTTTTCACATAAAGGTGGTGGACATCACACTTTACATACTCATTGGAATGGACATATATCTGGTTTTTATTTTCTAAAAGCAAGTGAAAAAACATCTATGCCATTGTTTGAAGATCCACGTGCAGGTAATGTAATGAACTTGTTACCAGAAAAAAATAAAGCAGATATCACTTATGCAACTTCACAAATACATTATAAGGTAAAACCTGGAAGAATGATTTTCTTTCCATCATATATGCCTCATCAATATATTGTCGATATGGGTTATGAGCCATTTAGATTTATACATTGGAATTGCCAAGCAATACCAAAAGCAGTTTTAAATTATCAAGGAGAAAATAATGTCGTTCAAAAAAAATAAATACACAGTATTAAAAGGAGCTATCTCACCAGAACTTGCAGATTTTGTATACAAATATTTTTTAAACAAAAGACAAGTTGCAAGATTTTTATTTGATAACAAATATATTTCACCGTTTACAGAATACTTTGGTGTATGGAATGATCAACAAGTTCCAAATACATATTCTCATTATTCTGATATTGCAATGGAAACTTTATTACAACAAGTAAAACCTGTTATGGAAAAACATACTGGATTAAAACTTTCTGAAACTTATTCTTATGCAAGAATTTATAAAGAGGGTGATGTTTTAGCTAGACACAAAGATAGATATTCTTGTGAAATTTCTACAACATTAAATTTAGGTGGAGACGAGTGGCCAATCTATTTAGATCCAACAGGTAAAACAGGTCAAGCTGGAATTAAAGTAAATCTCAAACCTGGTGATATGTTAATTTATTCTGGATGTGACTTAGAACATTGGAGAGAAGAATTCAAAGGTAAAAATTGTGGACAAGTGTTTTTACACTATAATAAAGCAGGATCTAAAACTGCTAAAGAAAACTATTTAGATAAAAGACCTTTACTAGGTGTGCCTGGCTGGTTTAAAGGTGCTAAATTAAATAAATCTAAAAAATAGTGAAAACATTTAAAAATGTTTTAAACAAAAAACAAAAAGAATTTTTAAATAATATATTTAAATTTCAAAATACTCCATTTTATTTTGCTGATGCAGCTGTTAAAAAAGATGATAATTCTTTTCATTTTGTTCATCACGCAATTTCTTCTAGTAAAGATAACAGTCAATTAGCAAAATCTTTGCGTTTATTATTGTATCAAATATCACCTAAAATAAATCACTGTTATAGTAATATATACAGATGTGCTTTAAATATTACTTTTTATAATGGTTATTCAGAAAAATGTCCTCCTCATAAAGACCATAATTTTAAACATAAACAAATATTAATTTATCTTAATAATTCAGAAGGTGACACTGTTGTCTTAGATAAAAAAGGAAAAATTTACAAAAAAGTCAAACCAGAAGCTTTTAAAATATTTATTTTTGATGATAGTAAACATTATTATTATTTTCCTAAAAAAGGAGTTAGAAAAATATTGGTATATACCACTGATTGACAAAAAATAAAAATAGTCTATACTATAGACTTGTACGGAGAGTTCCACCACACCACTCTCCGTGCTTTTAAAAATATCAATAATAAAACTTGAATAGTTTTTTAAAACATCTAGAAAATATTAAATATCCTATTAAAAAACAAAAACAAAAAGAGCTGTGGGATATAGAGGGTATTATTAAAAATAAATCTAATCAATCTTTTAAATTTGATTTAAGACCTATTTCTAAACATGGAAATGAATTAGGAAAAAAAGGAAGTATAGAAACAAAAGCCAATAAAATGGTATTTGAAGCTAAACAACAATGGATCATAGTTGATATTGAAGAACTTCACACTTATTTAAAAGAAAATAAGCTACAAAAAGTATATTTACAAGATTTGCTATCCAAGCTAGAGTGGAATATAATACTACCAAAATAATAAAAAGCATATATAATGAGGTGCTATGCTTCAGAAACTACAATTTAAACCAGGATTTAATAAACAAATAACACAATCAGGAGCTGAGTCTCAATGGACTG